TTCCGTGTTGAGTTTGAGTGTGAGTTCTTAGGATCTGTTGATACATTGATATCACCAGCCAAGTTAAAAACTATGGTATATGATGAACCGATTAACCGTGGTAAGAGGGGTGGAGAGATATATGAAAATCCTATTGATAAACATAATTATTCTATTACTGTTGACGTTGCTAGAGGGGTAGAGAAAGATTATTCTGCCTTTATAATATTTGACACTACGGAGTTTCCATACAGAGTTGTTGCAAAATATAGAAACAACACTATCAAACCAATGTTGTTTCCAAATGTTATTTTAGATTTCGCTAAGGCATATAATAATGCATACGTTTTATGTGAAGTAAATGATATAGGAGATCAGATTGCATCTATACTATTCTATGATATGGAATATGAAAATGTACTAATGACTGCGGTAAGAGGTAGAGCTGGACAAGTATTAGGTCAGGGATTTTCTGGCAGTAAGACTCAACTTGGAGTCAAGATGTCTAAGACTGTTAAGAAGATTGGTTCTCTCAACCTCAAGACATTGATAGAGTCGGATAAACTGATAGTCAAAGATTATAATATCATTGCAGAACTCACAACCTTTATTGAAAAATCAAACTCATTTGAGGCAGAAGAAGGATGTAATGATGATCTTGCCATGTGTCTAGTGATATTTGCATGGTTGGTCATGCAAGATTATTTTAAAGAGATGACAGATGATGATATAAGAAAGAGAGTATATGACGATCAAAGAGACCAGATAGAGGCAGACATGGCACCATTTGGATTCCTACAGGATGGTATATCTGAGGAAACATCATTTGTAGATGATGACGGAACTAGGTGGAATGTAGATGAATATGGCGATAGATCTTTTATGTGGGATTATCTATAAGTGGACTTAGATGAACCAGTCCTGTTTCTACATGAGAGAACATGTAGAACTTGCAATAAAACATATTCATTAACAGATGGATTCTATCTGACTAGGAAAAGTAGAGGAGAAAAACCATCATCTTATGCATATGAGTGTAAAACTTGCACTATTCAGAGAGTAAAAACTAAAAGAAGAAGTCAAAAAATAGATGTATACCCTGACTGGTAGAGGGTTCATGTATCGTTTCCCCAGTGAAAAAGTGGTAATTTCTAAATAATAACAGAGAAAACAACTGAGATCTTCGAGGAACACTAACATGGCGCTTAATCTAGTATCTCCAGGCGTTAAGGTAAAAGAGGTAGACTTAACAGTAGGAAGAATAGACGGCATCAACGATCAAGTTGGAGCGATTGCAGGCCCCTTTGAAAAAGGCCCTGTAAACGAGCCAGTATTGATTGAGACAGAGGCTGACTTACTTAATACTTTTGGTTCGCCAAAATCTACTGATGCTCAATATGAGTACTGGATGACTGCATCTTCTTTCTTATCTTATGGAGGAATCCTAAGAGTATTAAGAACAAACAATAATACGTTATCCAACGCTAACGCACCTGTTGGTGTCGCAATCACAAACCTATCAATTACTAATACTGAGAACTACTACAATAATCGTAGTACAGATACTAATTGGATGTACGCCGCAAGAAACCCTGGCTCTTGGGCAAATGGTTTAAAAATTTGTACTATTGATGCTAAAGCAGATCAAAGGATCTCCATTGGTACTGATGGTCTTGCAGTTGGTTACGCTATTACTGCTGGTTTCTCAACAAGTATTGCAAACACAGATGGAACTGTTGGTATTGAAACTGGATATATCAAAGGTATTATTACAGAGGTTGGTTCTGGAACAATTGATGTAAAAATTGTTGCAAAACACAATGTATCAACTGATGTTTGGACTGTTGCTGATTATGAAGAAGGTTCTTCAACTAACTCTTTCCAAGCTTATGACGTAGGTATCTACAACGAGTACTTCACTAAACCAGCAAGTGATAACCAACCAAACCGTTATCAGATCTTTAACAACTCTGGAACATCTCAAAGAATTGAAAGAACAAGATTCCAAGCCGTAATTGGTATTGGTTCTACAGTTATTTCTTTCGGTGAAGATCTCAATGCATTAAAAGTTTCACCTGGCGACCAAATTAAGTCACTTAACGGAACTTATACAGGTAACGTTTCTGATGTTCAAACTGCTGTAGGTGGTAGTCCAGAAATAACAATGGATACTGCAGCTACTGTTGCATTTGCAAATACTGACTTCATTGTTATGTCAGGTATTGGTAGTGGACTTTATCTAAGAGAAGGTAACACTGTCACTGACTGGTACAACGAACAAACTTTAGGTCTTACAAACCTCAATATCAAGTGGAACTCTATTGCAGAGGCACCAACTACAACTGAGTATGCTAAGTCAAGAAATTCTAAGTACGATGAATTCCACGTTCTAATTGTAGATGATAACGGATCAGTAACTGGTACATCTGGTGCAATTGTAGAAAAATGGGTTGGATTATCTAAGGCACTCGATGCTAAGATATCTCCAAGTACAGACATTTACTACAAAAACTATCTTGCAAACTTCTCACAGTATGCTTTCGTTGGTGCTGCACAAACTGGTATCGGTCTTAAGTATTCCATGTTAAGTGGTTATACTATAGATTCTAGTGGTACATGGGGATCTGAAGCACAAGGAAAAACATTTAATGGTTCTGGTGCGGTTACATTCTCACTTGCAAACGGAAACGACTATGGTTCTGTTGGTTCATACAAGTGTGCATTAGGAGATATCATTTCCTCATACACTGTATTAGATAACCCTGCTGAGTACTCAGTCAACTATCTAATTCAAGGGCCATCTGGTGGAAGTTCAATTTACGAAGCTCAAGCAAAAGCAAATAAATTGATTCAAATTGCTACTACTCGTAAGGATTGCATCGCATGTATTTCACCTTACAGAGAAGGAGTTGTTGGTTTAACTAACACTGACCAACAAACTGCAAACGTCATCTCATTCTATGAGAGTTTGACATCTAGTTCCTATGCTGTATTCGACTCAGGTTATAAGTATACCTTTGATAGATTTAATAACACATTCAGATATATCCCTCTAAATGGTGATATTGCTGGATTGATGGCAAGAACATCAATTAACTCATTCCCTTGGTTCTCACCAGCTGGTGCAACTAGAGGAACAGTTAACAATGCAGTTAAGATTGCTTACAACCCATCTCAAGCTCAGAGGGATATGCTTTATCCTAAGAGAATCAACCCTGTTGTATTCTCACCTGGCGCTGGTCTTGTACTATTTGGTGATAAGACTGCACAAAAAGAAGCATCCGCTTTTGATAGAATCAACGTTCGTCGTTTATTCTTGACAATTGAGGGAACTATCGAAAGAGCTGCAAGAGCTCAGTTATTTGAATTCAATGATGACCTTACAAGAACTGCTTTTGTAAACATCGTTGAACCATATCTTCGTGATGTACAGGCTAAGAGAGGTATTTCCGACTTCGTAGTCATATGTGATGAGTCCAATAACACACCTGATGTTATTGATGCAAACACCTTTAAGGCAGATATCTTCGTGAAGCCTGCACGTTCTATTAACTTCATCGGACTAACATTCGTTGCAACTAGAACTGGCATCAGCTTTGATGAAGTGATTGGATCTGTTTAATTTTACTAAATACGTTACGAAGAGGATTTTAAAACAATGGGAAATTTACCAAAAGTCAATCGAAGAACCATAGACTCATTTAGGTCTAGGTTGGTTGGTGGTGGAGCTCGTCCTAACCTGTTTGAGGTAAAATTAGTTTACCCAGAAGGTATAGACAAGAATGTTGCTGACGAAGAACTAGCATTAGACACTAGATTCATGGTAAAGGCGGCAAACCTACCAGCATCAAATATCAATGTCATTGACATTCCTTTTAGAGGAAGAAACCTCAAGATTGCTGGAGATAGGACATTCGATATCTGGACAATTACTGTTATTAACGACACTACGTTCAGACTTAGAAACGCATTTGAAGCATGGATGAATAGAATCAACCGTGTAGACAATGCTACTGGAGAAGTTACTCCTATAGATTACCAGACAAATGCATATGTCTATCAATTAGGTAGAGATGCAGTTGGTCAACAACCTAATTTCAAAACACCTCAAGAATATATTGGTGATAGTGTTGGTAAACTTGGTAAAGCAAAGGCTTCTACAGCCGAAGTTGAAGTTCTAAAAACTTACAAGTTCCACGGAATATTCCCAACGAACGTAAGTGCTATAGAACTTTCGTACGATCAATCAGATTCAGTAGAAGAATTTACAGTAGATCTACAAGTCCAGTGGTGGGATGCTTACAGAGGTAAGGATACATCTTCCTTCTTAACTGGCAATAATGCCAACAACTAGACATAATCTAGAACTTGTGTTATAATATAAGATAAATAACTGGGACAGCCCAGTAGTAGTGAGTTAATGGCTAAATTATTTGGTTTTAAAATAGAGAAAGACGATGATTCTGCAAAGAATGTCGTCTCTCCTGTACCCCAGTCTAACGAGGACTCATCGGACTATTATGTTTCGAGTGGTTTCTATGGGCAGTATGTTGATATTGATGGTGTATTTAAGTCAGAGTTTGAGTTAATAAAAAGATATAGAGAGATGGCACTGCATCCAGAAGTGGACTCTGCCATTGAAGATATAATAAACGAAGCAATAGTTTCGGATCAGAATGATTCTCCTGTCGAAATCGATTTGGAGAATCTTCCAGCATCTGCGAAGCTTAAAGAATTAATTAGAGAAGAGTTCAAGGCAGTAAAGGAAGTCATGAACTTTGATACTAAGTGTCATGAGATATTAAGAAACTGGTATATTGATGGTAGAATCTATTATCATAAGGTAATTGATATCAAGAAACCAGAAGAAGGACTTAAGGAAGTTAGATATATTGATCCACTTAAAATTAAGTTGGTAAGAAAATTAAAGACTGATCCTACTCTTAATGGAGCAATCAGACAAGTTAATGCAAATAATCCAGCCAATGTAGAAACTCCTGAGATAGAAGAGTATTATCAGTATGATCCTAGTGCAACTCAGAGTAAAAATGCTCTAGGTGCTATTGGTCAAACTCCTTTCTCTACTAAACAGAGACCAGTAAAGATTGCACCAGATGCCATCACATTCTGTCACTCAGGTTTAGTTGACAGGAACAAACAAACTATTCTTTCTTACTTACATAAGTCAATCAAGGCACTTAATCAACTAAGAATGATTGAGGATGCTCTTGTTATATACAGACTTTCTCGTGCTCCAGAAAGAAGAATATTCTATATTGATGTCGGTAACTTACCGAAGATCAAAGCGGAACAATACCTCAAAGAGGTGATGAACCGTTACAGAAACAAATTAGTTTATGACGCATCAACAGGAGAAATTAGAGATGACAGAAAACACATGTCCATGCTCGAAGATTTCTGGCTCCCCCGACGTGAGGGCGGAAGAGGAACTGAAATCACTACGTTGCCAGGTGGACAAAATCTTGGCGAACTTAGCGACATCGAGTACTTCCAAAAGAAACTATACCGTTCACTAGGAGTTCCAGAATCTCGTATTGCTGGATCAGGTGATGGATTTAACTTAGGTAGATCATCTGAGATACTAAGAGATGAAATAAAATTTACCAAGTTTGTTGGTAGAATGAGAAAGAGATTCTCTGCCTTATTCAACGATATGTTGAAGACACAGTTGATTCTTAAAAATATTGTTACTCCAGATGATTGGGAAGTTTTATCAGATCATATACAGTATGATTTTGTATACGATAATCATTTTGCAGAACTCAAGGAAACAGAACTCATCAACGAAAGATTGGGAGTAGTTGCTGCTATTGATCCTTATATTGGCAAATATTTCTCACTTGAGTATGTTCGTAGACATGTTCTGAAACAGAAGGATGAGGAGATAATTGATATCGACAAACAAATGGAACAAGAAATCAAAGACGGTAAAGTCGCTGATCCTATGGAAGTACAACAACTAGAAATGGGTGTGCATCCAGAGCAACTTCCAGGCGGGGCAATGAATCCTGACCCTATGGCTATGGGAGCTCCAGTCGAAGGGGAGATTGATGGTAGTGCCACAGAGGCGCCAGAAATGCCCAAAGGTGGAGAAATATAAATATTAAGTAATCCAATTCTATATTAACCCTTATGGATAATGATTTAATTGACATGATAGCAGCTGATAACGCTCAGTCTGATGTGCATGATAAGATCAAAGAGATCCTTTATGCTAAGTCACAAGAGAATATCAATACTGTCACACCAGCAGTTACTGCTGATATGTTTGGTGGGCCTAACCCCTACCTAGAACCAGAAGTTGAGGAGCCTGCTGCGGAAGCAGATGGCACACCTAGTTCCGTTGAGGATACAGCGGAAGTTGAAGCACCTACTGCTGAAGTAGATGCACCTGATGATGAGGAAGTAGAAAAACCTGAGGCTTAACATGAAACTCATTACAGAAGAAATCGAAACCGCCAAGGTTCTTATCGAAGAAAAAGAC